AGAATAGAAATAAGTAAAAGACCAGGTATTAAACAATTATCATTATTTTGAAAACAACTTTATATAATCATATAGAACTTGGAACAAAAGATAAACCTTTAATTCCTAATATTATTTTTAAATCTTTATTAACACTTTTAGAGTATAAAAAATTTGAAGATTGTGAATATATTTTAAAAAATTATACTTTAGAAAAAAATCAATTATTATTATATGAACAAGTTAATGAAATTTATAATAAATAAACCATGACAAGACACAAAAAACTAATTGCTGCATTAATTAGAGCAACAAAAAAAGCAAAAGACAAAACAAAACTACAAGAGAAAATCAAAAAGGTACAACAACAACAAGCACATTTTAATTGGTTAGCGCAATGAATAAATCCCTGTATTTCTCTCACGATTACACCGCTTCCGATGATGTTAAAATGTTATTCCTACGCCAATCATTAGGCATGGAAGGAGTGGGTATATTTTGGTACATGATTGAACGCCTGGCGCAATCTGGTGGCAAACTACCAATTAAAATAATACCCGTACTTGCAATGCAAATGCAGATTGATAATAAAAAAGTCAATGAAGTGCTTAACAATTTTGAACTCTTTGAAATTATTGATGATGTTTTTTCTTCTAACCGATTAAATGAAACCATACTTTTACGAAAAACCCTACAAGATGCAGGACAAAAAGGCGCAGCTAAAAGATGGGATAAACCACCAACACAAACTAAAATAATTCTACCATGACACACATACCACCACACGATATTGAAATTGAACAGGCTATACTTGGCGCACTATTAATAGATAATAATTGCTTGAATATTGCAATGGCAAAACTATTCCCAGATATATTTTATGTTGAAGCCCATTACCTTATTTTTAAAGCAATAGAAAAAATATATGACAAAGGTATGCCTGTTGATATTCTTACAGTAGTGGACCAACAGAAAAAAGATGGCACACTTGAACAAAGTGGCGGTATGTATGAAATAACTAAACTAACTAATAACGTAATTAGCGGTGCAAATATTGAAACTCATATTGCTTTAATTAGTGAATTTTATTTAAAACGGCAAACTATTAATATCTGCGGACAGGCTGCAAACGATGCTTTATTAAATGAGAAAGATGTGTTTGATATAATAAACAAAACTGATAATGAGATGCAGTTAATACAAGAGAAGGTATTAACAGGACAGGCAAGGGATATGGCTTACTTCGGAATGAAAATGATTGAACAACATGATGCTGTAAAAAATAGTGGCATACTTGGAATATCCACAGGGCTTAAAGCACTTGATGATGCAATATGTGGATTGGTTGCACCCGATTTATTGATAATTGCTGCCCGACCTGGACAAGGAAAAACAGCACTTGCATTATCAATCACACATTATACATCTATTATTCATGATGTACCCTGCCTTTGGATTAGTTTGGAAATGGATGGCACTCAATTATTCCGCAGGTTAACGAGCATTGATACAGGCATTAATCATGAAGTATTAAGAAACGGGCAAACCTCTACCGATGAATATAAAATGATGCAGGAAAGCGCAGCGAGGATAAATAAATCAAAAATATTTATAGAAGATAAAACCTCAATCAATATTCGGGATATTCGCACTCGGGCTAACCTATTAAAAAAACGACATAACATTGGTTATATAGTGATAGATTATATTCAACTCATGACAGGCATTGATGACAAAGGCAAACAACGTGAACAAGTGGTAAGCGAAATTAGCAGAGGGTTAAAATGCTTGGCAAAGGAATTGCAAATACCTGTGATTGCATTAAGCCAACTTTCAAGAGAAGTGGAAAAAAGACCAAATAAAATGCCACAACTTTCCGACCTGCGAGAAAGCGGTGCTATTGAACAAGATGCTGATAGTGTTATATTCTTAATGCGCCCAGAATATTACAAGATGACAGAGGAAATAAAAATTGCAGGAGTTGAATATTCGGTGCAAGATTTGTGCATCGCATCGGTGGAAAAAAATAGGCATGGTCCGACCAAAAATATTGCAATTTCATTTCATGGAGAAACGATGCACTTTTACAACAATTTACAAGCAGAAAAACAAATTTCACCATTTTAAATATTATCATTAAATTAACTATATAAGTTTATGAATATCAATATCAAAATAGGGGGGCTAATAGGGGGGCTTATAGCAATAAAGAAAGAAAGAAATAAAGAAAGGGATTATTTTATAATTTTTTTTGAAAAACCATGAAGATAATAAACAAAAGAGCAGATGCAGAATAATATAAAAATTAATTGTAAGGTACTTTAAGTGCTTAAATTTAAACTTTAATATGTTTTTGGTATGGTAGTAAGGTATAAAAAAGATAATCGAAATTTGGTACTTTAAAATAAATAGTATAAATTTATATAATATAATGCAATAAAAAGGACAAAATTTGTCCAATTTTAGAATTTTAAAACACATTAAAAAAATAAATTTTATTTTATCAATTAAATTATTTTAATTTTACATCTGAATAAAATGCAAAGATATTACAAATATTTGTAATGATATTATTGAGAAAGTATATAACCACCCCGATTTAATAAAATTGGTTAACAAGGTTAAACCCGCTGATATTAGAGATGACCTTCGGCAGGAGATAGCATTATCACTACTTGAGAAAGATTGCGCACAAATAATGAAACTATGGCAAGAAGATAATTTACTTAAATACACCATGCGTATATGCTGGTATATGATAACTTCCAAAACATCTACATTTCACTACAAGTTTAAAAAAGATGAGATTGAGAAAGCGGTGCAATACATAAAATCATTGCAGGAACTTCCTACCCTACCAACATCATTAGCAGCTAAAGCAAACAGGCATTTGCAAACAAAGTCGGCAGATATTAACGATGACCATGAAGCGAGAATATTTGCGAAATATGTGGAACTTGGTAGCAGCCGTAAAGTTGCACAGCATTATGGAATACCCGTTAATCATGTTTGCAATATTGTTTCAAAAATTAAAATAGAATTAAAATGCTTACTACAATTATAGCAGCTTTCTGCTTTGCTTATTATGCGGTTAATGTAGTTAACCCTGCTATGAGAATTAAACGGGCGTTTAAAATTAACCCATTGCAAAGATTAAAGCCATTGGATTGTACTCAATGTCTTACCGTATGGACTGCCGTTGTATTGTATTTATTACCTGCAATTTATAGCGAAGCATTGGCGATTATATTTGGAGCGGGTTTTATATCAATTAAAATAAAATGAAGATACTTGGAATTATGAATAAAACATCTGGCTGCGGTTATCATCGTGTTATAATGCCACTCGGTTTTATGGAAGATGTTACGGGCTATGTAACCAACCATTTAACAGAGGATAAAATGGAGGGGTGGGATATGATGCTATATAATAGATTATCGCCATTTGATTTGAATTGGCAAAAAACAAAAGATTTGCTTGAATGTAAAATAGTAATGGATATTGATGATTATTGGAACTTACCACCTAACCACATTAATTATAATCACTATGAAGAATTTGGCAAACGAATAGAAAACAATATTACGACTGCTGATATGGTTACTGTAACTAACGAAGCATTGGCAATTAAGTGCAGACAATTTAGCGATAACGTTCATATATTTCCTAACGCCTTACCATTTGGGCGCAATCAATTTACAACAGAAAAAAGAGAGAGTGAAAGGGTGCGGATATTCTGGTGCGGTGGCGCAACACATGAAGAAGATTTAAAGATGCTGCGTGGACCAATAAACAAACTTAAAATGCACCAACATAAAATACAAATGATATTGGGTGGATATACAGATACGGATAAGGACAGCAAACAAATATGGGATAAAATGTTTTCTTACTTTACAGCAGGGGGTCAGTTACCCTATGCCAAACTGCATGGCACAGAGCCAAACAATTATATGCAGATGTATGAGAATGCAGATATAATGTTGATACCTTTGGAGGGCAGCGAGTGGCATGGCTGCAAATCTAACTTGAAGATACTTGAAGCAGCATCAAAACGAATACCATGTATCGTGAGCAATGTATCGCCATACAATCTTGATAGTGATGCACCTGTATTATGGGTTAACAATCAACGGGATTGGTTTGAGCATTTGAATTATTTAATTTTAAATCCTATTGCCAGGCAAGAATTAGGCAACAAACTTTATGAGTGGGCGAAAAAAAAGTATTCAATCGAAACAGTTAACATCGGCAGAAGAATTGCATTTGCACATCTTTGCAGCGCATAGACATTTTTACGACTTCTTTACAAAGACAGGCGAACTTGTAAATTTTAGTCATGAGATACAAAATGATTTGCTGAATGCTTATAAGGAATTGCATGACCCGTATTACCACTATGTACGAACTTGCCCTGTTTGTGTTGTGGATTTTTTAAATACAATTTATCGATGGTATGATAATAGAAAATAATACATACATACATCCAACGGCAGTAATTGGTCCTAACGTTATTATAGGTAATGATTGTTATATCGGACCGCTTTGCGTTATTGGTTATCCTGCCGAATATAAAGGCAAAGAACATCTTAACGCAGGGGTAATTATTGGCGATGGTACAAGATTAACGGGTATGGTAACCATTGATACAGGCACAGACAAAGCCACGCAGATAGGTGAACGCTGCTACCTTATGAAGCATTCATACGTTGCACATGATGTTATACTTGGCAATAATGTTACATTAAGCGCAGGGGCAAAGATAGGTGGGCATTCAGTAATTGGAAACGATTGCAATATAGGAATGAACGCTGCAATACATCAAAAGGTAACAATGCCTCAACGGTGCATGATAG